TGCGTGAATGGCAGAGTATGGCAACTCAAAAGGGTCGTATTTTTCATTGTCCGATACGATGAGAACGTGGTCTTTGTCGCTTCCAGGTTTTATTCGTTTGATGAGTGCGCCTTGGTTTGTGTCTATAACATAAACTTTATTCCATTGGAAGAACAAATCTGACATGGGAACTCGTTGGCAAGCGACAATATCACCTGAACTATATTTGGGGTACATGCTTGACCCTTTTACGGGAATGAGAAAGTCTGCGCCTTTAAATGCTGGCACAACATATCGTTCGCACTCGTATTCAAGTACGGTTCTCTCGTCTGTCAAAGCACCTGCCATAGCGTCAATGGGGATAAGAGGAATACCTTCGTGGCTGTTATTCGGGACGGGTACAGCTATGTTTTTTTTGTGATCATCTTTAGAAAATCCCCGAAGATGTTTGTCGGAGTTGTTTTCAAGCATATCACCAACTCCAATCATAAGCCATCGTACTGAATATTGGGGATAATTTTCAACTATCGTTTGAACCCACTTAGACTGAATGTCTGTACCATTGTTTATAGCACGGGACAAAACGCCCTTGCTTGCACCTATCTGACGTTCAAGAGCGCCAATAGTTATCCCCTCGTTTGAGGCTATTTCCTGTATTCTTGATAAAATATTACCCATAAGTTGAAAATAATCCCCGAATATGTTTGTCGGGTTGAAAATTATCACTATCTTTGCAGCGTGTTCCAATATGAACGAGCGGCCAAAGATACGAAAAAAGGTCGAGAATAACGAATTTTTGCAATTAAAGAATATGAACGATACAGAAATAAAGGAGTGGCAGACGCAGAGCGTGAAGCACAAGGTGGCAATGGTTCTGATAATGGATGGTGTTAGTTTCAGCTACACAGAAGAGGACGGCATCGTATTTACAGCACCAGAATGTTATGTGGCGAGATTGATAAGACGACTGATGTCCTGCTACGGATGTAGCGTTAGACCGAAAATAAACGAGGTAAAATGATTGCAGGATAACACGGAGACCCTGGGTGCTGCACTGGATAGTCAGCCTCCGCACTGGATAGTCGGCAGGGTTGGCCTCGGATGACAGCGGGAAAGACCGCAGGAGTGGCAGGTTTGCCGTGCGCTGGATAGCCATGTGGGGTTCGACTCCCCAAGCTCCACCAATATGTTAATAATTAAAACAAGTGAGATATGAAAAAGTACATTCATGTAACAAAAGAGGTTCGCCAAGAACTGGCGAAAGTGTTCAAGGTGGGTGACCGCACAGTGCGGAATGCTCTTCTCTTTGATAAAGATCGTGGCGACACAGACTGCGCAAAACGTATTCGTATGTTTGCCCTTCAGAAGGGTGGTATCGTGATGGCTGTTGTCCCAGAAGTGGAAGTGTTGTATGACTATGACGGTATGATTAGTCAGTACTTCCCTAATGGAGCAAAACTGGAAACCGACAAGAGTACAGGTAATACAGAGTTGTTCTACAAAGGTGAGTGTGTTTCGCGTTGGGATAATATCAAGTTACGCGATATGGATAATATCCAGCAGCTGGCGGCTCAACTCACGCCCAAGAATCTTGATACCATGCTTCAAATTGTAAGCGAATAATCGGGAGGCAGAATTATGGAGTACCACGATAACAGACTTTGCATCTCGATGCGGGAACTTGTGGATGGCGGTGTGATGACCGTACCCAACTACAAGCAGCTCTCTGCACGCGGTCGCATAGACATTGTGCGTCGTGGTGGAAGAGGCGGCTATGCGCTCATCGCGGTTAGCAGTCTGCCCGATGCTTATCAAGACAAACTCAAGGAGATTTATCCGGACCCGTCGCTTGAGGTGTTGCTTGCCTGGCTTGATGCCAACTACGAGGTGGACCAGGCTGCTGTCGCTTATTTCAACGACTGGCGCAACCAGTGCGGACACGACCACGCTACCGATGCCCATGTGAAGGAGTATGTGACCAACGCCAGCGTGCTGAATGCTTGTATCAAGCTCTACAACAACGCCAAGGCGATACAGAAGACGATGGGCCAGAAGTATGACTGGAACATGATGTCGCAAGCTGTGGAGGGCTACCGTATGAAGACCGGGCACACATTGCCTGCAAGTATGTTGCGCTTCCGCAAGAAGGTGAACGAGTACCAGCGTGACGGATACCAGTGTCTCATCAGCCGAAAGTTCGGCAACCAGACAAGTCGTAAGGTGGATTACCGTACCGAGCGTTTGATTCTTTCGATAGCCGTGTTACCCAACAAGCCGTTCAATACCAATGTTTGGGAATTGTACAACTCGTTTGTGTGCGGTGAGCTGGACGTGTATGACCCAGAGACTGGTGAGCTTTTCGATGCGAGCGAGTGGACCGACAAAAACGGTGACCCGAAGTCGTTGAGCGAAAGCACCATCACCAACTATCTTAACAAGCCCAAGAACCGACTGTTTATTGAACACTCGCTTGACTCTTACACCACATTCATGCACGAGCAGATGCCACACGTTCATCGTCATGCGCCCGAGTTCTCGTTCTCAAAGATTTCATTCGATGACCGCGACCTCCCACGCAAACTGAAGGATACCAAGGCAAGGCCGAAGGCATACTACGCCTACGATGTCACAAGCCAGTGCGTGGTGGGCTACGCCTACAACCGCAACAAGAACGTGGACTTGGTTGCCGACTGCTTCCGTTCGATGTTCCGACTGATAGAAAGCAAGGGCTGTGGTTGCCCGGCGCAGGTTGAGGTGGAGAACCACTTGATGAGTCAGTGGAAAGAGAGTTTCCTGAAGGCAGGAGTATTGTTCCCATTTGTACGTTTCTGCGCCCCGATGAACTCTCAAGAGAAATACGCTGAGCCGATGAACGGTGCCAAGAAACGCCGTGTGGAGCATAGAAACCACCTCGGCATCGGACGCTTCTATGCCAAGGACAGACACTACCGCACGGAGGCCAAGAAAGTGTTTGACGAGAAGAATGACACCTACGAGGACAAACAGTACTACACATGGGAAGAACTGATTGCTGATGACATCCGCGACATCAAGGAGTTCAACAATACACTCCACCCGAATCAGAAGAAATACCCCGGCATGACACGCTGGCAAGTGCTTGAAGCCAATATGAACCCAACGCTTCAGCCCATGGACAAATCGGTGTGGGCACGCTTCATCGGCGAGCACACTGAGACCTCCATACGCAGGAACAGCTACTGCAGAGTGGCATATAAAGACTGGTGGTTGAGCAAAACTGAAGTGATGGAACGTCTCGATCCGAACAACTACAAGGTGGATGCCTACTATCTGACCGATGAGGACGGCAACGCAACCGACGTTTACATCTTCCAGAACGACCGACTTATCGACAAGCTCGAGGACGTGGGCACGTTCAACACTGCCGATGCAGAGCAGACTGACGAGGACAAGGAGATATTCGTGAACCAGCAGAAGAAGATAGCAGCATTCAACGCATACGTGAAGAAGAACGCCATTGCAACTGTTGGCATATCCAAGCCGGAACACCCAGAAGAGGCTGCACCACCGCCACCGCTTGAACTTCCACCGATGGAAAGCGAGCAGGAAATGGAAGTGACCTACCACATTTCTGACCCGTTGGCAGATTTGTAGAATGATATTAGAATACAATTAAAATAACGTGAGACATGATAACGAATGAGAACAAGAAGCGGATATTGGAGGCTATAGCCACCAACCGCACGAACTATCCGAGCGATGCCAAGCACGCTGCTTCATTGGGCATCAGCACCTCGGTATATAGCGCCATCAAGAATGGTCAGACAGAGAAGGCACTGAGCGAAGCCAACTGGATAACCATCGCCCGAAGACTGGGTGTGAACCTCAGAGGAGGTATTGAATGGAAGCCAGCACGCACCGCCACCTTCGAATATATCACCAAGCAGCTGGAGTTCAGTCAACAGAGCGGACTGAGTGCGATACTTTGCGATATACCCAACATCGGCAAGACATTCACGGCACGCTATTATGTGCAGTGCCACCGCAATGCCATCTATGTGGATTGCTCACAAGTGAAGACCAAACTGAAGCTGGTGCGTAAGATAGCCACTGAGTTTGGTGTTGGCAGCAATGGAAGATACAGCGACGTGTACGAGGATTTGGTTTATTATTTGCGCTCAATCGACACCCCACTCATCATTTTGGACGAGGCTGGCGACTTGCAGTATGAGGCATTTCTGGAACTCAAAGCCTTGTGGAACGCTACAGAAAGATGCTGCGCCTGGTATATGATGGGTGCTGACGGGCTGAAAGCCAAAATCAACCGCTCCATTGAGTGCAAGAAAGTGGGCTATACCGAGATGCTCAGCCGATACGGTGACCGCTATTCGAAGGTAACGCCCGATGACTGCAAGGAGCGTGAGAAGTTCCTGAAAGACCAGGCGAGCGTGGTGGCAAAGGTGAACGCCCCAGAAGGTGCGGATATTGCTACCTTGGTGCGCAAGTCGGGTGGTGGACTGAGACGAGTTTATACGGAAATTGAGAAACTAAAAAGAGTGCAGGCATGATGACAAAGATGGAAATGCAATATATGGACGCGGTTATACAAATAAACCGCCGACAACGAAATAACGAGGTGGACTGGGAACAACGACGCTATGAATTGGCCAAGGCTGCATTGTTTGTAACTCCAGTCCTTCACCATGATCGTGAAGAAATGACAGCCGAACTCATTGCCAAGTATGCTGTCAAGATAGCGGACGCTGTTGTATCAGAACTTATCGAAACAGAGAAGTGATATGGCAAAGCGAGCATACAGCCCCAAGGATGTGGCGAATATCAAGTGCAAGGCGCTACCATTTGAAGGACAATGGAAAGACGTGTTCGGTCAGCCTGAAGAGGGCGACACATGGTTCATCAGCGGACCAAGTGCCAGCGGCAAGAGTTCGTTTGTGATGCAGTTTGCGAAGATGCTCTGCGGTATAGGCAGCGTGTTGTATGTGTCCTTGGAAGAGGGCGTTGGTCTGTCGATGCAACGACGGCTTGCCCAATTCAAGATGACTGACGTTCAAGGCTCGTTCCGCCTCATTACCGATGGCGACATACGCCGTGCGATGGAAAAATGGCAAGCCATGTTCTTCGACAAAACGGTGAGCGACATCATGACTCGCCAGCCAAAGATTGTACGCCCCACAACAAAAATTAGCGAGATACAAAGTATCATGCACAAATACAAGATACACAGCGTGCTGGTAGGCGACGAAGAGAATCACCTATTAGGGGTTGTCGACCACTACAGCTGTATGGTATAAGAAGCACAAATGAACAAATACATAACACGCCTCATGGCCGTCATTGCCTGCACACTGTGCAATATAGGAATGATGGCCATGAGCGTATCATCAACTGCCCAAAACGACTCAACAAAGCTCGCCTTGCGTAGCGACTCGGCCATTGTTCGACAGCTACGTGCCGTAGGCGTTAACTTCTCAAACGATAATGCAGTAACCTTGCTCATGAGTGGGCAAGAAAAGTTTGACGATATGTTTCATGCCATTCGTCAAGCTAAAAGCAGCATACATCTCGAATACTTTAATTTCCGCAACGACTCTATCGCCTCGCTGCTGTTCGACATTTTAGCCGAAAAAGCACAGCAAGGTGTTGAGGTGCGTGCCCTCTTCGATGGGTTTGGCAACGACTCGAACAACCAGCCTTTGCTGAAACGCCACCTCACCAACTTGCGCGCCCGCGGCATACAGATATACGAGTTTGACCCACTGCGCTTTCCATGGATAAACCACGTGTTTCACCGCGACCACCGCAAGATTGTGGTGATTGATGGCAAGATGGCTTACACTGGAGGCATGAACGTGGCCGACTACTACATTAAAGGCACGAAAGAAGTGGGCTCATGGCGCGATATGCACTGCCGCATTGAGGGTAGCGAGGTAAACACCCTGCAACGCATCTTCTTGAAAATGTGGAAGAAGGTTACGGGCGAAGACATTCATGGCGCACAATATTATCGTGGCTATAAAAACGCCGAATATATCACGGGACTGAAGCCCGACACAACCCTTACAGCAGGCAAAAAGATGGTGGGCATTATCAACCGCGAGCCACGCACGAGCAACAAGATTATACGCCAGTTCTACATCAACGCCATCAACGATGCTACCGACAGCATTAAGATTGTAAATCCCTACTTTACCTTATCGCACAACCTGAAAAAAAGCTTGCGTAAAGCCATCAAACGAGGTGTAAA